CCACTTGGTGCCTTCTGACCATCTCAGTCGCACGACTGAGCTGGCACAGGTGATGAACAATGCCATCACGACATATACATATATACCAATGTATTTGGTACCACATGGGATTTTTAATTATTGTTCTAAAGGTCATTATACATAACCGAACTATTGGGTGATACTGTTGCCAACGAGTTGAACAATATCACTGGAGCTGGACCTATGAAGCATGCTGCAGTAGCATCCTCACCTGCACTCAATCCATAATGAAAGGTGCGTGTAGCTCCAGATGTGTTTCTCACTGCAACGGTTGCTATACTCTCACCCTGAATACCACTATGAACTACCACAGCATTGGAACCGGCAAAGTTCCTTGGATTGTAGAACGTGTTGTAGTAATCATGAGCCACACGCATGACTTTAGTGTACCATGGAATATCCACAGTGCTAGTCTGCGTGGATGTGATCAAACTTGACGCGTTCGAATACAATCTCTTATTACGGAAGCTTGCAAATGTGGTATACAAGCCTACGGCTTGGTTACCTGGAGTTGGCTTATGACTTATGACTACACTAGCCATACCCACACCGGGCTCTTGTGGCTGCACCGTTAGTCTTGTACTTCCATTTGAAAATACGTACATCGATGCAACCTTACCGGCGTGAGTCACCGCCAAGTTATTGGTGGATGTTGTGGCCATAGGTGTGGCCATAGTCCATGCCGGTCGATACGACCAATTTGGCACTGTGAAGTTTGCTACAGTAGCATTCACTTGATCCACGGTGAACCAAGCAGGTATCATCGCCAACTGTTTGAGACTGTTGACCTTTTCACCTATAATGCTAGCGCAAGGCTCGATGGTAGGTGCTGGAGCTTCCTTTTCTGCCATGGCAGTATTATTTGGCAATTCAAACCCTGACTCTAAAAATGCATCACCCACTGTAGTTGTAGTAGTGGCCATACTGGGTGGTACCACAGCTGCAAACTCAAAGTCTGATTTTGCAGAAACTTCAACCACAAAATTAATGGTGGTTGAAGCTTGCGTACTTGCAACTAAAAGCGGGTTCAATACTACAATGCTAAGTGCACCTGTCGAATCATTAACACCAGCGTATGGTGTGGGAAACATGAACGGTACATCGAATTCAACCTCATACCCACTCCTCAAATCAACTATCATAGAAAATTGATTTGGTTGTGTAAGGCCAGATGTCGACTCCGGGATTCGAACCACGTTACTTACTCCTGCTGTTCCAGCTGACTCGGCATATGGAATGTATGTGATCAATACTTGACCAGCATGAAACTGAGTTTTGCTGAATGTTAAGTGAAACTTCAAGCCACCTCGCCAATACCTAAAATGATCAGCTATGTACATTATGTTGCTAGGGTACAGAACATTCGTCGAGGCAGTGGAACTACTTGGTGCGGGCAAATTGCCTAATCCAGTGCTGCGATACCAGAAGCTGTACGGAGATATCTTGGTACCGTAAATAAGTGTGTTAGATGCTTGGGCTGTGGTCATAGATCCCATGTATATCTGGGATGGTTTTGACAACACATAAGCAAGTGACATCGCATCTTCGTCACATGCACCAAGTACCTCACTGACCTCTAGCTTATTGGTTTGAAATGGAGATAACTTGCTTGCAGCAATGGGAACATCAATATGCAGAGGGTCAAGAGTATGTCTATCCAACTTGATTTGATATGCTTCCTCTAGAGCCGGTGCTGCATATCCTAATGCTGCAGCTGTACCTTTTAATGAGTTTATAAGCCAGGTTGGTGTTCCTGACAATCCACTCAGAAGTGGTACGTTTGCTAGCTTCTGAACTACATCACTGACATCTGCAAGGCTGGATGAGATGACTTTTGACTTCTTAAGTTCCTTGTCTGCTACAGCTACCTTTCTACCAACTTTCTTCACAACTGTGTCCAAAGTGTTGAAACCACTATTTAACAAGACAGTGTTGTCAACCCAAGACGTTGAACCAATGAGTTCTAAATCCGTTAGGTTGACATACAGCTTGTATGTAACAGCTGATGCTGACGGTGGTATCGGTACGGGCGTGATGTTTGTAAGTGATAAAGTGCCATATGGTACTGAGTCAGAAAAACCATCCCTGAGTGAAAGAAAATCCAACGCATAAAGGAAAGGTACCTTGAGACTCACCTCATTAGTATCCTCAAAGTTAAGCCTTGCATGTGGCAACTGAGTAGCAGAGAATGAAAAATCTCCCCTATGAAAACCAAATGTTCCAGATGTTGAAGATGCATATTGAAATGCAATGCAAGTCAGACCTTGAGCAAACGGAGTTGGTGATGTTCTTAAGGTGAAATTGAGTGTAAAGCGTATAGCATACACCCCAGTCAACCTTGTGAGAAAATCTGGATACCACGCTGCGAGCGAGGCCACTGCCACTTCGTTACTACGAACAAATCCCTTCGCAGCAGGAAATGTCCCAGTGGCAATCATCCTCTCACGCGAGAAATAATCTCTGAGATCCTGGGTGAGCGCACTAGGCTTACTCACGAATGCAGGTACATCATATGGGATCTCAGTACAGGTTGCTGCAGTACCTCTAATTGCTAGTAAATTTTGATCCTCACTAGACAAAGGATTTGAAATTGCGGTTATAGAGTCGCACTCTGTAACTTTACCGATGGTAGCGAGTACTATGTACAACACATGGTTTACTCAATCCATGTGCGCGGGGGCTCTCTCTAATACGCTTTGAGTAGTAAGTTAAATAACCACGTCGAGTTCATCCTTTCAATTGTCATGTCCGGCCCTTCCTTCTTTAACATGACAATCAGTATATATCTCACACCCATTTATCAACATGGGCCATGCGCCATTCCCTCGCAGCACCATAAGTGGTGAACTTGAGATCTGAAAACATGTCATGTTCCTTAAGCCATGGGTATAGCTTTGATGTCACATCATCCCATTTCTCACGCGGGTGTTGTGACAATTCACCCAGCGTGTTTTGCACATTATCAAGCATATCAGCGCGGACGGCTCGACTGTTCTTGTGCCAGTATGCTGCATAGAGCATACTTCCATCCAGGAGCGGTGAGAGGACTCCCACACCTGGTTCAACGCGGAACGTGCGCTGTAGGAACGTCAAGTCCTCAAGAGGCTCGAAATCCACCAGTGCCTGTCCCTTCTTGTCTGATGTGTATGTGAGACCAAAAAGGTCAGACATGGCTTGTGACACCGTGCGCTGATTGAAGACGTCGCGCATGGCATCTGAAGTGGAGTTGATGTTGTCATCTCCAAAAGGGATAAGCATGGCATTACCATGCAAATTGGTGATGTCACCTGTGAGGTTCACATAGCAGCATGCCAAAGTAATAGCACAATACATGCTGTTGACTGCAGTGGTGAGTGGATGACCGCTCGGGAGGGACTTGTTCCATTGAACAAGGAACTGCTGTGTGTTCGTGAGACCAGTGAGATGTCGCGAGTGGATAAGATCCAACCACAATATCTCACGCACAAGCTTGTCCTCCTCGGAGCTTGTTCCCGTGGCATCATACCAATTTTGGATGATATCCAGGATGATCATGTGAACAAAAGGTTGCTCGCTCGCATCAAACCTCTTGAAGTCACCTGCAAAGAGGTTGTTTCCTTTGGATTGCAACTTGTCCACTAGAATACCCCAATCAGTGATTGGGTTCATCCCAGGGGCAAAGTTGCCATCCAAATTGACAGCAAGGAAAGCATTCAAAAATGCACCAAAGTACATCCGTACACATATGGTGTAATCCACTGGAGCAGCAGATATAGCACGCGTCAGACCGTTCTCGACCTTTTCAATGGGTCGAACCTCATCCTTGAGGAAATCATTACATATCACGAGAGTCCTTTGGTTGTTCTTAGCGCTCGCGATGATGAAATCAACGTCCTCACGCAACTTCTTGCATGCATCAGATGTGAAAGTGTAATCACCATCTTTGCCAAAGAAAGCCGTCTTACCAACCCCACAAGTGAGCTTGTATGGATAACCGGCAGAGGTATCTCGTGGCATTGACTTGAGAGCCCAAGCCACTGGTGGTACCACTGCCTCCTCAAAATCAAGAACAATCCTTGGGCAATCTTTCGTGGCAATCATGAATGGTTGCATAACCAATTCAGCAGCGAGTCGCAAACGTGGTGGCTCGCGATATTCAACAGGTGTCTGGTATGCCTCCATGGCCTTAACCATGGGGTATACCTTGGCACCATCCTTATCAAAAGGAGCTTGACGTGCTGGAAGTTTTCCAGAAGGTCCCAGTGGCGCTGCCGCACCCATTGGACTCACTTTGATTTTGGACTTACTCGTGGTGCTCACAGGTTTATCAACAACGCCCAATGGTAAGAAGCTACCAGCGACGAGTCCAGTCTCAAGAACAGTCTCTTCCTGCTCTTTAGACATGGGTGTAACACTGACACCACGCCTGAGAGCATCCGCTACGGGATCATCACGATACACCTTGAGGATCTTCCGCGCCTCTTCAACCATCTCGCGGGTGATGATATGAGAGAAGCCAAGGCTCTTCATAATGCCCTTACGGCCAGCATGATGCATACCAAGGTAGCAGGGACCTCCCATGTGGTTAGCCTCTGAAAGAAGTAGAGGTGAACCGCAATCACCGGATACGGTGCTCGCAACAATCTCTGCGGTCTGCTTGTACACTTTGTCTTGTACATGCATACTCTCCACAAACTTGCAGTGTGTGGACGGGTGATCCACCCGATACACACTTGGCTTGTCACCCTTGCGTGCTTGATCCCTGTATGAGAATAAAGTCACTCCCATGGCTCCGGAGCGAAAGAAAGATTTCACATTATCCTCTGTCAAAATGAGGTGCGTAATCTTCCTATGTGCTCGGATGGTAGCCATGGTGAACTTGATGAAGGTTACATCAATTCCTTGTGACATGAAACTCACCCGTTCAAACTGCTTGAACACACCCACCGTCATCTCAAAATGATGTTGGGCTTGACTCGAATGAGAAAAGCACAGTGGAGTGTCGTCTGCCAACTTCACCATATCCGTGATGAAGTGCTCAGGCATCATACACATGTTCCCTTCGACGAACTGCACCGTACCAGCTGCCTTCCAACCACCATTTACTTTGTGTGAAAGTAAGTAGCAATTGTCGAGAATGAGGCGGTGGGTTGTGTCGTCTGCGGTCGTCCCTGCTTGAAGAGCAGGTGATCGTATGAGCGATACCCCATCACTCCTCGTGCGTGTGGTCTCCTTGACATTGGATTGGACCTCGCTCTTGAGGCCCAAAAATGTCAAGGTTGCATCAATGGTGTCAGCGAACCATATGGCTGTAGCCTTAATGGTCTTCACCGCAAGTATCAAGACTCCTGACACCACAGCAGTGAGAATAGTGATCAGCGCGTAGTATTTCACGCGCGTCTTCAAACACGGTGTGATGAAGTAGCCCATGATAATGTTCGCGGCTGTATCACAAGTCACACTCGTGAATTTGGCCCACGCTGATGACACAATGCTAGTGAAGTTTGAGGCCAATGCACTACACCATTCATAGATGGTCTTGATGAATCCGGACCCAAACTCGCGCCATGTGCGTCGCTCAGTGGCGAGTTCTTCCACATCTGCTTCAAATGTGGAAATACTCTCACAATCTTGATCGCCCCATGCTCCTTCATTGTACTCAAAGCCAAATGTTACACTACCCGGTGGGGTAATGCACAAGTCCTTGAGAGACGCTGATGAGGAGGACAAAGCATCATAGAACTTAGGACTCACTGGCTCACCAGCGATGAGGGCTTGGATGCGCTCGAGTTCTTCCACGTCTATATCGCCCATGTGATCACTTGTATGGTCCTCAACAATCTCAGGAGATTGTAATAAAGCTTCTCCTTCGTCATCCTGCCCATCACATGGTAAGTCGTCGAACATTTCGGCATCATGCATATCTTTCGCTAGCCCGATGAAATAATTGCGAGATAAGTCGGTTGCATCAGAGTGCATCTCCTGTCTCTCACGAAGACTGTTTGCCACATCAAGGATTAAATCCTTGATAGTGACAAAGTGAGCGCTCTCATCGGGCTGCTGAAAAGCCTTGTCAAACGTATGGCGATATAAACGCCATGCGTCCCATGGGATACAATCCAAGAAAGGCGCATCTGCCTTCTTGTTGATGATGTTGTCCTTGAACTTGAGGTGCCATTTGCGATAGTTGAAACCACCGCGTTCATCACGATACTCGTTCTCGACCTCCAACCAATAACCGTGTTGCACACGGCGTGACACTGCCTCGGGGAACACAATGAGCTCCTTTGCCGCGGACTGAATGTCCTGAAGATTGGTTGAGCCCATGACAAGAGGACTGTTGAAGTAAAATCTTCCTTTACTTTCAATGTCCGCATAGTTGAGGGGACATGCCCAGTTGCCTATGAGGCGGATCACCTGCATAAACTCAGAGTCACTCATCTTGTCAGGTGACTTTACCTGGAAGATGTCATCAAGAATCAGACACTTCTGTTGTACATAGCCGTTCCAGTACTCTGAGAGACCTTTTTGCCAAAGGTTCTCAATACCAGACTCCCCCTCTTTGATGAGACCTGACTTGATAAGCGCTGCAACAGCAATGTATTGCTGAAGGATTGTCTTACCCACGCCAGATCCACCTCCAAGAAGCACAAAAACTGGTTGTGCTCTGAATGCGTCTGCCGCGTTCAAAGCACCACGTCGTGCCTGTAAAAGCACACCAAGTTTTTCTGCATACTTGTTGACCATAGCAATCGTGGTTGGTGTTGATGATATCCGCTTGTAGCCGATACCCTCCACACTAAGCTCAACTGCCGCACGCAATTCTTGAGTGGTGGGATTACTCTTGGTACATATGCGCTCAAAGGCATCAACCTTGGACATCCACGTGTGCACTGATGCATACGTACGATCGGTCAATATAAACTCTGAGCCACCAAAATACTTGGTCACCCCGTTCAAGAGCTTTTCGAACCACTCAAGAAGAGTGGTGAAAAGGCCCTTGAAACCCTCCTGGGTACGGTTGAAGGTGGCCACTCGCCTGAGAATAATGTCAGCGTAAGTGGAAGCATTCGCTGACTTTGGAACAACACATGTCACCAACAATGTCGTCAAAGTGGCGCATATATCGTCTGTTCCGGATTGTAGACGAGCGTCTACAGGATTCATGTACTTCTTCCAAAAATCTCCAAAGTACGTGCTGAGGCAAGGTGCCATGATGACCAAAGCTCCAAGGGCCAGACCAAACTTATCTGCTATGCAATATAGCAGTATAAGGAGAGGTATCTTCCACAAGACTGTGGACGTGGCTCGCTTGAAAATATCAACAAGTTGATCAATCTTAGATTCGATCAACTCGACCATTTTAGACAGCTGTGTGGCTGCCTTGTTCACGTTGTTTATGGCACTGAACATCTCAAGTTCAACACCATTGTCACCACCAAGCACAGCCTCAATTTGCTCAATGAGAGCCTTGCTCTTACCCTTGGATATATCTAACATCCTCAAAATCTTACTTTGGCCTTTATAGGCCATACGCTCTTGTTCTTTAACACGTTGTCTGATAGCAATCTCACGAAGTTCGCGGGCGCTGTAAGGCACGTTTGAAAATTTACTGTTACTCATTGTGTTGTATCTGATTCGTAGTTTAAAGGGGAAACAAAAGAATGTTGAGTACTCTCCAGTCCATGGATTGGTCAAATCCACGGAAAAATAATGGTTTAATCATGCAATTGCACTGTACTACACCATTAATTGCGTTCGGCACATGATATTGATTGTTAACGGCTCTAGCTACTTTGCAACTAGTCGTGTCAACATCATGGTTACTAACAGTAATAAGTGATTCTGGCAATATTGTGAGGCTGGATGTATTGGACCCATAATCCGGGAGATGAGATAAAAGTATCAATCATCTAAAGATGGAAACTTCACCACAACCGTGTGCACCCTTTTGGGGGAGAGCGGATACATATTCCGTAGAATAATGATGGCTTCGAAATTGCATGATATGGCATCATCAACCGCGACCAAGCAGTCTACGCCAGGAATTTATACATGATATGTTGTAATCATGTTAGGAAATCATCATAGTGAATCTCTTTCTAGTATCTCGATTCACCAAACAAGAACAATAACTGGGAAACTGGGGTTTGGGAGGGGTTGCTTGATTACCACTCCAGAGGTACCAAAATACATTTGAGCTAAACGGGCTCATCAAAGGAGTTCACACCCATAACACTAAGCTAAACTACATATGAGTGGTTTCCCAGATCACACATACCAAAGCTTGTTACAAATGGATACCTAGAGTTACCATTGTCGCGCCACATAAGTTGGATCACTGGAAATAGTCACGAGTACAACTCGTGGCAAAATAACACATGAGGTCATCAATTAGATGACCT